GCAGAAGTCGGGTAGTACCCTGGTTGGGAACTCTCCGGTCTCCCGTCTCTCAGCAGGCAGGGCAGTGAGTCATTGGGAGGAGGACGAACCTTGCTCCCGTCTCATCGCTGTTCCGAAGTCTTTTTCGAAGCCGCGACTAATCGCGGCGGAGCCCGGTGAACACCAGTGGTGCCAACAAAATTGTTGGCACTTCTTTTGCAACCGGGTGCGGAGTTCATGGATTGAAAAGTTTGTTCGCTTTCGCGATCAAACTCTTAATCAAGAACTCTGTAGGAAAGGCTCACGTGATGGGTCTCTGGCAACACTTGATCTAAGTGAGGCTTCCGACCGCGTTACGTGCCACGTAGTGGCACAAGTGTTTAGGAGGAATCCTAGACTTCTTAAGTCGCTACAAGCATTCCGTACCCGTCGTTTAGCTTACACCCTGAGAGGTGAGAGCTCTGTAATTGAACTTAATAAGTTCACTACGATGGGTAGCTCCGTTACCTTTCCAGTTGAGAGTCTGGTGTTCTTGGCCGTCTGCATCACTTGTGTGCTAACTGCACGCAAAATGCGCGTGACGCCTGAGAACATACTCAGCCTCGCTGGGGAGGTGGCCGTGTACGGGGATGATATAATTGTCCCCGTAGAGAGTCGGGTGCTCCTGATAGGTGCCCTTGAGAACTTGTTTCTCAAGGTGAATCTCGCCAAATCTTTCTGGACTGGCAAGTTCAGGGAGAGCTGCGGGGTCGATTCCTATGACGGGGTAAACGTAAGCCCCGTCTATTGGAAGGCGCCTTATGAAGCCAAACCGGAGTCGTTCGCAAGCACAGTAGATACCATGAATAACCTTTACAAGAGGTTCCTAGTGGCGTCTGCTGATCATCTTGCGTCGACCATACATGGGTACAAGTTGCCCAATGTACCGATCGATTCCGGGGTCTGCGGTCGGATGGCCTTTGTACCGAGGGACCCAGCGAAAACACATAAAGTTCGCTGGAATCCTGAGTTACAGAGGCGAGAGTGTCTTGTGCCTACTTTACGAAGTAGGCAAGAACACACTCCGATTGACGACGACACTGCGCTACTTAAGTTCTTTACAGAACAGCCTGACCCCTATACATATTGGGAATCAGGTGTACCGCAGCGTCCTCAACTCAAATTGAAGTTGAGGTGGGTGAACCATGACGAGTTAACGCCATAAGTTGGCTTGTCAACGGGTCAAAGGAGGTACAGGGGAGTAAGGGTATATTTATTTATATAATTGGAGTGGTG